GGCCCAGGATGGACATTTAAGTTTTACTCTGACGGGTGGCAGAATGAGTGGTGACATGAACACAAGCTTAGGCAACGTGCTGCTAATGTGTAGCATATTGCACGCGTTCAAGCGAAAGTTCAAGTTGCCTATGTCACTCGTCAATGATGGTGATGATTGTGTCATCATAACTAATAGGAAATATTTGTCTGTTATACGGGAGAACTTGTATTCATTCGTGCTGCAGTTTGGATTTCAATTAGAGATAGAAAAACCTGTTTTTGAACTAGAACATATTGATTTTTGTCAGTGTAGGCCAGTCATGATTGACGATGGAGTGTGCAGAATGGTGAGGAACCCTCACACCTCAATGTCAAAAGACAGTGTTAGCGTTTTGCCTTTGCAAAATGAGAAGACATCACGTAAGTGGTGCCGTGCTATAGGGTTATGTGGGTTAGCATTAACCTCAGGGGTCCCTGTGGTACAAGTGTACTATAGAACATTCTCAAGACAAAGCAGTGAGGCGCTAACTATGCCAGACACGTATAAATCAGGTATGTACCGGTTGGCTAAGGGATTGGGATTTAGACCGTTTGTCACACCTAGCCCGGTTGCTCGACACTCGTATTGGAAAGCATTCGGTGTAACACCGGATGAACAGCAACTGCAAGAACAGTACCTTGATGGAGTTGATATTGACCACAAGGTGACAAACAACTATTTGGAGGTGCCTAACATCCTTCGGCTCAAAGGATAGGCACTGACCACAAGATAGCCCTCGGGATCTCTGATGTGGAGCGCTGGAAACAACAACCATGGACGTCAACCTGGCCTTAATGCTAGTTAGGGTGCTAGTAGTGGTGTTGTACCAACCGCAAACCAGCGTAAACCCTCTTGAGTGAATGAGAAACGTGTGACATGCGTATCTTGGTAAGTCCGGTCGGCTTCCCGTAAGCAATGGGGTTGGTGATGGTAATAGACCAAAACTCGTGAGAGTGCTAATCAAAATGCCGAGAGACTGCACGGATCCCCCTCATTGAGGTTCATCATCGATGCACAGTCCCCACGACCTTGGGTATCCCATACATGGTCAAAACAAAACGAAAGCAAAAGAAAACAAAGCAGCGAAAGGCAGCCACCCCTTTCGCGGATGCGGGCGCCATCACTGGCGCTGCGTTAGGTAAAATGTTTAACCTCCCCTTGTTGAAAGGGGTGGGCAAATGGCTAGGATCAGGCATTGGAACTATCTTTGGTAGTGGTGATTATACCATCCAAGGACCCGAACCCAAGTACAATGTGCTCGTAGATCCTGGTCAGGTGCCGCAATTTGCCGGTAAAGGCAAAGGTAACGTTATATGTCATCGAGAATTTATAGCCAACATTGAACCCACCACAGACTTTACTAATAGAGTGTACCCAATTAACCCGGGAAGTGCTAAGACTTTTCCATGGCTTCATGCTGTGGCTGCACATTACCAGGAATATAAGATACACGGTATGATTTTTGAATTTAAGAGTTATATCACCGATTATGTAACCGGAGGCTCCCCAGGGTTTGTAGTCATGGCCACAAACTACAATGTGAGAGAACAACCATATAGGACTAAAATGGAGATGGAAAATAGTGAGTTTGCCAATAGTGTGAAGCCCACTCTCAACCAAATTCACATGATAGAGTGTGACCCTTCCCAGTCCCCTCTCTCTAAGTTGTATGTGGCTTTCGATACAGAGGATGTAGACCCATTTTCCCACTTCGCTAACTTTCAGCTCGCCACACAGGGCAATCCAGCTGTTACAGTGTTGGGGGAATTATGGGTGAGCTACTGTATCGAGTTGCTCAAACCCAAGTTGAGCCCAGACATTGGTTCTGTAGTGAAGGCTTGTTTCATTCTTCGGAGTGATGTTAATGCTGGTACTAACGCTCTTGGTGCTATACAAAACTCATTCCAGGGAGACCTTGATTGTTACATAGCTAACAACTTTGTTAACATCAGGGGCGCAGTACCTGGTGAGATGTATTATATCACCGTTGAGTGGTATGGCCCTGTAGGTGCAGTGTTAGTCGCACCAGCAGTGACATATGTAAATTGCTCAAGGTTTGCTCCATCAGGAGCAGATTATATCGTTAACGTGCCACCTAACGGAACAACAACAGTGAACGCGATGTTCGCATCTTACGTGAGAGCTGATGTTAACTTGGTGGGCGACTTGATCCAGCTGCAATTTGGACTAGCAGGAACGTTGCCCACCGGAGGCCTAAGCACAACGTGCAAGGTCTTTGTTACCCAGGCATCATCGGCTTTGTAATCTATCCCCCCCCACCAAAGGCTAATCGACCATGATAGTGTGGTATTGGGTCTGACACCCCGCGCCTCGAAGTTCCGCCGCCATGCACCGTGACAAGGATGGAGTGCGTTAGTTGGACAGTCC